AAATAGATGTAGTCAAAGACTTCATTGAAATTGCTGGAGAAGGCTTAGAGAAAAGATTTGGCTCTTCACCAACCTGCAAAGATGTTGTAAGGCATTTTGTAGAAAGAGGTATTATTGACCCTAAAAGACTTAGAAACTATATGGTTATTGCAGACTTTGATAGAATGTTAGTAGGCAATGAGGGTAGTAGAACTAACACTTGGATGGATTTATCTATTAAATACGACATAAGTGAAAGTCAAGCACAGAATATAGTTTACAAGGAGAGAAAGAAGTCTACACCATCTAGTAATATCACATATTAAAAGTTTTGTACGAAAATAAGGTAAACTAAGGTTTATTATATTCTATTTTTGCCTCTATGACAGAAAAATGGTATAACATTCAGAACAAGGCAGGAAAACCTGCTGATGTATATATCTTTGATGAAATAGGAACTTATGGCATAACTGCACAAGAGTTTATTACAGACATTAAAGATTTAAAAGATACGCCAATCAACTTACGCATTAATAGTTTAGGTGGTGATGTTTTTGATGGTATGGCGATGTATAATGTAATCAAAAGGAGAGAGGCTAAGACTACAGTTTACATTGAGGGTATAGCAGCGAGTATTGCTACTATTATATCTCTTGGTGCAGATGAGGTTGTTATGGCTGAAAATTCTTTGTTTATGATTCATAATGCTTGGGGTGGTACAATGGGTGAGGCTAAAGATATGAGAAAGACAGCAGATACTCTTGAGAAAATCACAGGCGAACTGACAGACATTTATAGAAAAAAGACAGGATTATCTTATGATGCTCTTGCAGAGATGATGGATGAAGAAACTTGGTTAAATGCTAACGAAGCATTAGAAATGGGTTTTATTGATACTATCTCTGATTCTATTAAAGTTGCTGCGAAGTATGATGTTTCTAAGTTTAAGAACATTACACAGGAAGAGATACAGAATAAATTAAGTATTAATATAAATAACAAAAAAATGACTAACGAGTTAAAAGAATGGTTTAACAACAAAGTTGAAGAGATTGTTACTGCTGTAAAAGGTGATGTAAAAGTTTCTGCAGATGTTGCTGAACAAACTGCGATAACTGTTAATCTAGGAGATAATGATGAGATAAAAAATAAAATTTCTGAGTTTGAATCTAGTAACATTGAATTATCAAACAAGATTTCTTTGTTAGAAGAAGAATTAGTTGCTTCAAAAGGAACTAACGAAACTTTGACACAAGAAGTTGAAGCGTTAAACGCTAAAATCAACAAAGCAGATGCTAAAGGTACTGAGATTGTAACTGAAGCAGACCCTGTTGTAGTTGAGAACAAAAAAGAAGATGCTAATGCAGGTTTTTACAATGCAATGGCAGATAAATTAAAAAATAAATTTAATAACTAAAAATAAATAAAAAATGGCAAATGTAGCAATTAATAGTATCGCAGCAACTTATGGTGGTGCGCAACTAAACGAGATATTTTACGAGCCAGTATTTAGAAGTGATGATATTATGCGTAACTATAGAGTTATTCCTAATGTAAAACATAAAATGAATGTTTATACTTCTGCTGCTCTTAAAAATATAGTACAACCTTACACAACTTGTGCTAGTGGTAATGAAAGTGGAGGGTTCAATATAGATGACAAAGTAATAACTGCAGGTAGATGTAGAGTTGCTTTATCTCAATGTACTGATGAGTTTGAATCAACTTACATTGAAGAAATGTATAGAAATGGTGTAGATGTAATGAATATTGAGGGAACTCAATTAGCAGATGCAATCGTAAACAGAGCAGTAACAGGTGTCGCTTCTGATGTAGTAAGATTAGCATGGGGTGGTGATGGCGCAACTGCAAATTATGATGCTTTTGATGGTTGGATGAAATTAATGGGTGCTGATGCAACAGTATTGGCTGCTCAAATTCAGCAAACAGGTGCAGCAACAACTGCAACAGTTACTGCAGCACACGCAATAGGACTTTTAAGAAAATGTTACGATGGCGCACCAGCAGCACTTCAACAAGTACCAGCAGGTGACAAGAAAATGTTTGTAACTCCTAAAGTATTTAACGCTTACTTAGCAAACCTTGAAGGTTCTTCTGCTGACTTAGCAATCGTTAATACTAAAGAAGGAATGAGAACAGTTTCATTCAGAGGTGTAGAATTAGTACCTGTTTACGAATGGGATACTATCTTAGCAGCACTTAACCCAGCAATTTTTGTTGACCAAAGTGCAGCAGCAACAGGTAACACTGAAAATGGTGTATGTTACTGTGCAGTTGAGAACTTAATCATTGGTTCTGATGTAACTGACCCTGAAGGTTCTTTCAAAGTTTTCTATGATGACTTAGAAGAGAAAATGTTCTTCAGAGGTTACTTCAAACTAGGAGTACAGTTCTTGTACCCTTCTCTTGTTCAATGGGGAGTTGTAACAACATAACAATAATGTAATAATAGAGAGTGTGTAAAAGCACTCTCTTAATTACTTTTTAAATAATTAATAAAATAATAAAAAAATGGCAATAGATACAGGTTTAGCAATAGGTTGTGGGGATTTACAAGCAACTGGTGGTATAGAGCAAATCTTACTTAGAAGTTGGGCGACTGCTGATGCAATTACTTATGGTTCTGACCATAGCATTGATAATATTCAATCAGGTGGCGATGCTGCTTGGTTTGTATATGAGTTTAAAAATGAAACTCCAGCATTAACTATAAATGCAACTAAAGAAAATGGTTCAACTGCTTTTGAGTGTGGATTATCTTTTATGTTACCAAAAATAGATGTAGCAAAATTTACTGAATTACAAAAAATGCTTAATGAGTGTATGATGGGAATCGCTAAAGATACTAATGGTAAGTATTGGGTATTAGGTGTTTCTGAAAAATATGCTAATGAAGATAAGCCAAGTAGAAGTCAAACTTTCTTAAACTTAAGTGGATTTGAAGGTGGTACTGGTGCTGCTTATTCTGATGAGAGTGGTCTAACTGTTACTTTGATGGCAAGACAATTTGAATTACCAAGAGAGTATGCAGGAACTGTTACAGTTGATACTGTATTGTTAACAGCAACAACAGGGGCTTAATAATTAAAGATAGATAGGTTGGACTTAGTTCGTAAAAAGTTTATAACATTTCCCTATTAATATCTTTTTTATAATATGTGTGATTGTGGTGGAAATATTGTAGATTTATCACACTTAAAAATATATACAATTATGGCAACATATAAAGCAAAAAAATCATCTGGAACTTCTTATAAAGGTGATTTTAAAATCAAGTGGGCAACCGCTACTCAAGAAGAGTTAGCGTATGCGTATGAAGAATTAGGTATGACTTCATTAGTAGAAAAATTATCAACTACAAAAACTAAAGATGAGCCAAAGAAAACAAAAAAGTCAGGTAAAAAATCTACAGAATCAGAAGAGTAATACTTTTGAATTTGGAGTTTTTAACTTAGCAATTCCTGAACATATTGAAGAACCACAAGACTTATCAAAGGTAAGGACTAAGTTTATTCCTTTTGGTAATAACAACCTCTTTCCTCAATATTTAGCAGAACTAAAAAGAAAATCTAGTACACATAGAAGTGTATTGGCACAGAAGGCAGTATTCACAAGTGGTGCAAAGTTTGTAACCAACAATGAAACTGTTAAAGAATATATTAAAGATGTAAATGCAGATGGTGAATCATTAAGAGAAGTTTTTAAGAAACTTGCTGATGATTACTACACTTTTGGAAATGCTTACATTGAAGGCGTTTTATACGATGGTGGACTAAATCTATATCACATAGATGCAACTACTGTTAGAATGTCTAAAAACAAGAAACAAGTATATGTACACCCAGACTGGGCTAAGTACAATACTATGAAGGACAAATTAAACATTATACCTCTATATCCTGAGATGAGTGGGAGTAGATTTGTAATGCAATTTAAAGATTACGAACCTACATTCCAATTCTATGGTTTACCAGATTATGTTGCTGCTTTAGAGCATATAGCAGTAGATTATGAGATTGGTAAATGGAATCACACTAAATTCAAAAATGGCTTTCAACCTTCTGCTATTATTGAGATTAATGGTGATATGGGTGAAGAAGAAGCAAAGAAGTTAGTAAGAGAAGCACAGAAGAAGTTTGTTGGAGATGGTAACAATGGTAAGATAATGTTTATCGTTAAGAATGGTGATGCTGCTAATGCTAATGTTCAGATAATAAAAGATGACCAAGAAGGTAGTTGGATAGACTTACAACGAATTACTGACCAGAATATTGTAACTGCACATAGATGGCAACCATCATTAAGTGGATTAGTTAGTTCAGGTAAGATGAATAACACAGGTAGTGAGATAAGAATTGCATATGATCTTGCAATGACTACAGTAATTAAAGATACTTCAGATTTGCTTTTAAATGGTTTAAGAACTATTCTTTATAAAGAAATGGGCTTTTTACCAGAGGAGTTAATTATACATTATGAGCCACCAATTAGTTTTGCAACTCAGATTGACCCTAAGCAAATTCTTACTATAAATGAGCAAAGAAAAATGTTAGATGAGGATTTACCTATGTTAGAAGAAGGTAATATGTTCTTGACAGATAGAGAGCAAATCATTGTAACAAGAGATGATGATGCAGATGGGAAGGGAGATGATGATGCAGGTGATTTACAAGTAACTGAAACAAACGAATAACTATGGCAAACGTAAACCAATATATACCTTTAGTAACAGCAGGAGAAGTTATAAGCAATAGTTTTACTAATGCTAATACAGATACTGCACTAATTTCTGATAACACTATTTTACTTTCTGAGTTGGCTCATTTAAAACCAGCATTAGGTCAGAAGTTTTATGAAGAGATTAAAACACAACACAATGATGGTACTTTAACTGTAGCGAATCAAACTTTGATGGATGATTTCTTGACAAGATGTTTATGTTGGTTTGTTAGATTTGAGGTTATCAATGAAGTACAGAGTAATAGTAGTAGTGCTGGTATTGTTCACAATATAGATGAGTTTGCTACGATTATAGACCCTGCTGAGTTAAATGTTTACAAGCAAGATACATATAGAAAGGCAGAGATATACTTAAAGGATATGATAGATTATATGACAGATAGCGACCAGAGTGGTTTATATCCTACATTTGATACTAATAAGCCTTGTAATGATAATGTGTATAAGAATCATGGTATAATAATGTATGATAGCATATATACTAGGCGTAGAGGTTATGATAGTTGGAAGAATTTTTGTCCATGTGATGATTGTTAAAATAAATATATAAATGGCTGCAAACGAACATAAGAATTTAAACGATATTAATAGGCATAATCCAAAAGGGTTTGAAACTGCTACTAATAATACTGTACTGAGCAAGACTGCAGGTACATCTGCTACTGGTACTGATGGTAACTTACAATGGCAAGACAAGTCATTTATGGGTGCTACTAACTATAAGATGCAAGGTTATATTACAACTGCATTAACTAACTACTCTTATGGTCAAGATATATTAGATAACAAATCACCATACTTAATTAATATAGATTCAGGTGGTACAACTTTAGGAAGTATTACTATAGCACCTAACGCTTTTTTTGAGATGGGTCAAGCACAAATAGTTCCTGAGAATTGTAGTGCAGTATCTTTTAAAGGATGGGCGACAAGTACAGGTTCTAATGCTTTTACTATTGCAATATGTAAACTAACTCCAGTTGCAGATAATACATCTAATAGAACTGCTGAGAGAGTAAAAGAGATTGTTTTAACAGGACTATCAAGTAACAATAAATTAATTGCTATAGATGAAACTACTTTTGCAGTAGCATCTGATGCAGATATATCAGCAGGAGATATTATATTCCCAATGATAAAAGAAACAACAGGAGGCTCAGAGATATATATTAACTTAACTATTAAAACTACAACGTATTAATGACTACTAAAGAGGAAATAGTTTCAATGAAAAAAGATATAAACTCTATAAACGAAAAGATGAACAGTATAGATGAAAAACTAGATATGCTAACAGAAAGATTGTTAAATCCAGATAATGGGG